CCATGCACCATAGTCTTCTTCGTCATCTAAACTTATACCTACCCGATTTGCATATTCGGCGAATTTGTTCCAATTATACTTTTCTTTCTCCGGTGTTTCTTCTATGCGTTGTAATGTGGATTCATCCAATGTAAATGGCATAATGATACTCCCTCTAGAATTCTAGGCTTCTTTTTTGTTTTGGAACCTCTTTGTTTTTCATTGACATTCTTTTTCTGCATTGTGATACATCCCTCATGAAAATAAACCATGAGCACGCATCGTCATCCGGGTTCCTCTTTTCTTCTTTTGCAGCAAACCACGCACAAGCGCCACAATTATCGCCATCAAAATATTCACAGAATCTGCATGTCTTTACCCGTATTTCAGTTTCCACCTAATGAATCCTCGAGATAATGGCCTCCCAACGGCTTAGCGTTTTTTTATCCAGAAAAGATTCGAAACCATATTCTTTGCAAACCGATACGAATTTTGATATATCCAAGTGGTTTTGTTTTACCTTCGGTGTTGGAGTGTTTTCGAAGGGCAATTTTACGAGTCGCAGGTTTTCTTTTATCAGTTGTTTCGAATCAAGAATTTTTTTATACTTTTTCCCAGGTTTCATTTGCCCCAACAAGTATTTTGCTGCTGTCTTTTCCCCAATACCTGAAACACCTTTAACATTGTCAGTCCCACAACCTGCAATAGCTTTTACCTCGGACCATTTTGCAGGTTCGATCCCGTAATGGCGCTTGAAAATTTCCTTATCGGTCGTTTGTTTCTTAGTAATTGCGTATATTGAACAAAAATCCAAGAGTTGGTATAAATCTTCGTCAGAACTTATTACAATAGTAGGTTCTTGTTCGTTTGGATAATTTTGTACCAATTTTGCTATAATGTCGTCAGCTTCGTAACCTTCAACTTCAAAGCAATTAGAAAATCCAAGCTCTCTAATGGCATTGTTTTTGATTTCTTCAAATTGCAAATAAATCAACTTTCTTGACATTGCCGCTTCTTCTGTCAATTCTTTTCTCCTATTGGCCTTATATTCCGGGTATATTTCTCTTCTTTTGCTTATCTTTGAATCCCAAGAAAAAACAACTTGTGTGGGCGAAAAGTTTTCAAGAACCGAAATCATTTGCCTGAAAAAGCCATATATGATTTCGGTTCTCCCACCCCTGTATAACATTCCTTCGCTAAGGGCAAAAGAACAAACCCAGCAAACATAATTGGAATCAAAGATTATCATTTTCTTTTTTGCTTTCTTCTAGCTGTTCGTAAATTAAAGAAGCGGTTTCTGAAGCCTTTTTGGCCCAATCAATATCGTCTTTGTTCAATTCTATTTCGATAACGAAATCTTCGATATCGTGCGGGATCAATTTGTATTTAGGTTTTTCTGGTGTTCCTACAACTTTGCAGTGTCTTAATTCGTGCCTAACCAAACGTATTTTGTCTTTGTCCGAAATGTTTTCAAATACAATTTGGTCAAGAAAAAGAATATAATCACACCCTTCTTCTGCAAGGGTATCAGTAAGCCTTCTGATAAGGTCGTTTGCTTTCCTGATAGACCCCAAGACCATTCTGTTTCCTTTTACCCTTCTTTTGGTATCAAACAGGATCTTTATGACGGCATTTTCAAGCAGTGGAAAATATGTTTTTCTGACAACCTCTAAGGTTTCTTTGGCCTTTTCTGACGCATCAATATACCTGATATTCATTTTTTTCTGCTCCTTTTATAGGTTTTGAACATCTCATCAATTTCCCTCCACATTGAAATGGTTTCTTTTTTCAGCTTTTCTTGCAAACCGTTTTTTTCCACGTATTCAATCGCCTGTTCTATACCCCTAAATTTTTTCCCGTCTGGCGTGGGGTACCCAGTAAGGTTTTGCATATCTTTAAGGTACTGAAGATTTCCCCTGACATCGTCAATACCGTAACCAAATATGATGTATATTGGGCAAAGACGATACGGGTCGTCGACTGTGGATTTTTTAACCAGGCATTCGCTTTGAATGCCTATCGCCTTTTTGAGTTTTACCCCGTACGCATTTGTTTTTTCAATTTCAATAATTCGTTTCTGGTATATCCTAACCCTCAACGAAGAGTAATACTCGATGGCTTTTCCTCCTGGGACAAAAAAACCTTTGTCCCCTTGCCTCTCCTGGTTCGAACAGAGCCAAAGCATTTGAGAAACAACACCGGCATTCACCCGAAGGCCAGCACTAAAAAGTTTTGCCCGCCTCATCCCCATTTTGTCTCCGGTTTCTTGTTCGAGTTCTGTTGTCAGTGCTGCTAACGAATCAGTAAGGAGTACCCCTGGCTTGTTTTTTCCAAGGAAGTCGAAAACTTCTTCGACAGTTCTGGGGCGTGAGTAGTTTGATTTATCAAGTTCGATTTCGTAAATCCGTGAATATTCTTTGTCAACCCTTTCTTCGGGGTCTTGCATATGGACACCAAGCCCCATTGTTTGGGCATTACCCCCAACAGTTGCCAATACTGAGGTTTTGCCTGAACCCGCAGGGCCATAAATTTCTGCCAAGATACACGCAGGGATTCCTCCTGTTTCTGTTCTCCCTCCGCTAATTGATAAATCAAGCAATGTTGACCCTGTGCTAATAACAGGGATTTCTTCCCAAGCAATAGGTTTCTGTTCGATAGGCTCGAGTTCCCCGTTTTCAATTTCGTTTTCGATCAAAGCAACAATTTTTTCTACATTGTCATCTTTTTTTTCTGGCCTGTTAAATTTCGCCATCGATTCCGGCCTCCGTTAAGGTAAACAGAAGGGAAGGAGAGGGTGCCAGAAAATTGACAGAATATTCATCTTATCCCTCTGTTCTTCTGCGGTGCAGTCTACTTTCGTACCTTCCCCTGCAAAGTTGTTGTGACTTGGTTATCCTCTTCTTAGCAGTGTTCTTCTTCCAGTTGCTGCAGGTTGTTGCGTTTGGGTTTTTGTTGTTTCTTCTGCCCCCTTTGAGGCCTCATACTGGATCATATCGGCCATTTCTGCGCATTTTTTGAAAAGCTCGCAATCTGCGCATTCCTGATATTGGTCGTGGTCCTCCCCAAACTTAGCACCAATTGGGCAGGTTTCTTTTTCTTCCGTTTTTGCAAAAGACTTTTTGGTACCTCTTGGTGTTCCTGTAGTTGTTTTTTCTGCTGGTGTTTCGCTTTCGGTTGTTTGTCCTCTTCCAAAAACCTTTCCACGTCCAGTTCTGCTTATGGGCTCTCCCAAATCGGGATCCCCTTCGTCACCGGGAAGATCTGGAGTTCTTGCGTTTTCCGGCTTGCCGCCTTCTCCGTATAAGATTTTTTCCAGTTCCTCATACGAGTAAATTACAATGATTTGGTCGAGAGAGTATGCGGCCTCTAAGATTTCGGTAGGAACATCATAATCGCGATGTTCGAACCTGTGACCACTGATTGTCTTATACTTGTCTTTGGCGACATCAAAGGCAAGAGAGCGCCCGATACCCTTCAAGGGCGAAGCAAAAGGTATATACCCTCCATCTCTTGCGGAAACAGCTAAGGACACGATTGCCTTTTCGCTGTACCTGTGAGAAACATCCCAAATTTGTACCCCTTTCGATTCCGATTCAGGGTTTGTTACCACCCAAACATTGTAGCAACATTGCCTTTTTGCCGAAAATGGAATGTCTTCATACTCTACCCCTTGGTTTGTAAGGCTTTCAATTTCTTCGCAAATAGGACATCGTTCCCCGTAATTTCTTGCTGGGCACACAACGGTGCTTTTCCCCGGACCCACCTTTTTATGGACCCAGAGGTCTAGGACGTATGCCCATTCTCCTTCTTTGACAGAAGATGTTTTTGTTGGGAAGTTCGGCCCAGCAACAAACGGGATAATGTCTAAGATATGCGGCTTTCCTGATGTTGGCCCAGGACGGAAGAAAGGTAAATCCAAATCAGGATTGAAATACCTATTTCCTACCGCTCCATCCTTTGTGTCGTAAGACTGTTTGGTTCTGTTCAAAAGTTCTTGTTTCATCTTTTCCATGTCAAATTTAGGGCTCATTTTTACTTCTCCTTTCTTCTTTTTTTTCTGTGTTGTTTTTGATTTTATACGCTTCAAGCTCCTCAAAGAAACTTTTGAAAGCTGTTTTCCAAAAGAATCTACTGACTACCCAAAAAAAGATTAGAAATACAAATCCTAACAGGATAAATTCTATCGGGCTCATGATTTTCTTTTAACCCTTGAAAATTTCATATGTGCCCCTAATGTTGCTTGGGCTCTATTGGTTTCTTTATTTTCCTCGTCTTCTTTTTCTGGCCTGACAGTAGGTTCTGTATAGTATTTTGCAAGGTACAACTTGATAAGGCGGTCAATAATTCTTTCTCTATCTTTGAATCTTTTTACAGCGACTTTCAAAATGGACGCCGCATATTTCATTTTTTGGTAACTTTCCTGCAACTCGAGGTAGTGCGTGTCTCTTAATATGCAAGAACGAATTGCCTTTTCTGTTGGCTTTTCAGAAAGCCCATACCCTGTTGGGTTTTTTCTGATTTCAAAATCCAATTTTGCTTGTTTCAGCTCCATTTGTGTTTTTAGTCGATCTCTTTTATTTTCAACATCTACACACCTTTCAGCCCATTTTGAAAATAGGATAGACTGGTTGTTAAGTTCAACATCAAGGTTGTATTTGTCAACTTCAAGATCTTTTTTGAAATCCAGATCAGGGATTTCTTCTATTGACATTTTACTTTTCTCCACCTTTGATTTTCACCGTTTCAAATTTGTTTTTGATGTTTGCGTGAAAGTAAATCCCTTTGGATTCTGCTTTTTTCATCGCCTCAAAGGTTTCTTCCGGGACCTCTTTGTATAAGTATTGAGAACCCCCCTTGAATTCGATAACAAGTTCTTTCTTAATTTTGTCGTAATACTCGATAGCAGATATTGTGGAAGAGTCTACCGTCATTCTTTTGGTTTTATTTGATCTTTTGAATTTCATAAAAACACCCCTTCCTATAAGATAATTATACCCCGCTTTAATGAATTTTCATTATTGAATCTTTTCTATTTTGTTTATGAAATTTTCAATTCCCATTTCAAACAACATCCGATTTTCTTTGTTGTCCTGCCTTAAAATTGCCGCTGGATGAATACAGAAACAAACCCAGGCAGAAAACTTTTCGGACCATTGTGTCATTTCTTTTTCTTGAAGTTGTGTTATCCCAGATTTCTTGCCTAAAAAGGTTTGAAGCCCTGTATTCCCAAAGGCAAGTATCAACCGGCATTGAATTTCATTCAATTCCTGTATTAGCCATTTTTCTGAGCAAATTTTTATTTGATCGGCTGTTGGCGTCTTTGATTGGGAAGGAAAGCATTTTACAGCATTGCCAACATGAAAATCTTCTCTCCTTAATCCATATTTAACAAGCTCGTCCCACAATAGTTTTCCTGCCCTTCCAACAAAGCCTTTTCCTTGTTCGTTTTCGTCTTTTCCTGGAGCCTCGCCAATAATAGCGACATTGAAAAATCCAGGCGAAGAATAAATTGGCTGCTTACATTCTTCCCTAAGTTTGCATTCAAAACATCTCGAAAGCGATTTTTTTGGAGTGTAACTTTTTTCTTGGATTAAACATTTGGGGTCTTTCAGAGGCACCCTATCAAAATCCAGATTCAACCATTTTGTACCCAAATTTTTCTTGTTATAATTGGGAACAATTTTTGA